CCGAATTCCCGGGATCCCGTTTTCCTCTTATTTGCGGATATTATGAAATCCAAATACAATCGACTAGACCCCACGAGAGGCATGAGCCTCTCTCTTTCCTTAGTGGCTGTGCTGGCAGCCACGGTGCATATCTATGCATCAGCAACAGCTCCCCTTTTATGGTACATTCTTGTGCCATTTCTTCTTTCCGCAACTGCTGCGATTTACGTCCCAGCCTTACTCTTTTCTGTCATCGTCACACTGGCAGTTCTACATATCACCACATACTCTTTTCTTTTGATGTGTGGTGCAAAAATCAAGTCCTCCCCGCCTAACACTCCCGGTTTTTGCTGGCACACAGTTGTGCCTGAAAATTACCGGCATAGGTTTTCCTATAACCCTGAGGGTTGGATTTGCCAAAAAAAATTGAAGGAGATTTTGCTCTTTAAGATTCGCTACCATAAAGATCCTTCTTCACGTTTTCCTTTTGTTCGATTGATTTCTCTTGGCCAGTCCCAGTATCATATTTTGCCTTACACTTCTTACAAAGGTCGCCTCATTCGCGTCAAAGATTTGCCTGAAGGTTGGTATGGTGCTGGTTCAACTGACCCTAACTTTTATTCTGATTCTCCTCTCCGGTCAGTAATTCTATCTATGCACATGGGGGCTTACGGTAAAGCACTCGACATTGCCCGCAAGGAATGTCCATATGATGTCCCATCTAACTTAAAACCGCTTCTTACGGAGGCTGGGATTTCTCAACCTCCCCCCCATGCACCAACTCATAGCCATCCAGTTCATTATGCTTTGCGTAACAAGTACATGTCACTAGCCGCCAAGTCATTACAGGGCGAGTGGTATGCGTTGTTTGCTGGACCAGACCGAATTAATTTTCTCCGTTCTTGTGGTGCTTCTGCCCCTGTTGGTGCGCCTTTCTCCCCTATTTATGAGGGTAAGGATATAACACGCCATATGGGTCAGCCCATTCCTGCTGTCAAAGAACCTTCTTCACCTGCCCCAGTGTGGTATGTGTGTGATGCTCTTCATCACCTATCGGCCTCCACGGTGGGCAGTTGGTTTGACAAAAATCCCAAGTTGGAATATGTAGTCGCCACCACGATAATTCCTCCCGAAACGCTTTGGGGCTTGCCTTCGCTTTGTCAGATTCTGTACACGTATTCGGTTAAAAATAACGTCTTGACTTATGTTCCTGAGGGTCACACCGGCAGTGCGTATGTTCAGCCAGTCGACGGTAATAGGTGGTTGAAAACGGATGCTCTCATTACGCCTCAGAATCGCTGCGTTCATGTCTCTTTGCTTGCTCAAGATTACGCCCATCAGCTGATAGTCATATCACGTGCGCCTTTGCTTCCTCAGAAGAGTCGCCTCATGTGTATCCGCAATGTTTCCATCGTTCCATGGTTTATCCACCCTCTTGGGTCATTGTACCAACGTTTGACATCTCCTGGCTTGAACCGTGCCCTGCAAACTTACATCACACGAGTTGGTTCTACATCCATTCGTGACATCTACAGCAAATGTAGTGCCCATGAGGTCGCCGTCTTCAACAGGTATCCGCAATCATTTGTCCGCGCTGGAGCGCTTTACGCTAAATGGCTCCGGGATATTGACTATCATACAGCCTCTTCGGGATTCACTTATGTTCGTTGGGTACTGACCATGATCACTCGTTTGCCAATCATTCCTTTTCGTTGGTATTTTCAGTCTTTCACTTCTATTTTCTCTCAAATGAATCAGGATGAGGCTGACTTGTGGGAAATCCAGTGCAGCACTTGGGTGTCTCAAACGTCAGACTCTTTGCTCCCTGGATTGACCGCGCAGGTTTGCCCTAATAAGTTAGAGTTTTTCCAACTCCAACCAAATGCTGACAGGCTATCCCGTTTTGCGGCCATGTCAGCGAAGTTGGGTGCCTGGCTAGTTTTGAAAGTCTTGGGTGTGATTAGTTGGCCTTTAATTTCCTGGTGTTTCACTCATTTTGTTTCTTTTGTTGATGTGTTGTTCTACATGCTTGATCTACATTGGAACACTTCCCCAGGTGGCATTGTTTTTACTATTTTGCTGTTCTGGTTTGGTGTTACTGGTCCCAAACTCTCTTTTCCCAACTTTCAATTTGGTTTTATTCGTGATTTTTATTATGGTATTTTTGTTTGTTTGTATCAATTACCTTCTCAACGTCATGTTTATCGGGTTGGAGTTAATTGGTTTTATTGCATTCTATTGAATTTTTCACTCGTTACTCTTGCCTTTCCACATATGCATCCAATAATTTTTCTGTTGAACCGAACTTTGGAGCATGACCATTATGTTGACGGTCCAGTTAACCTTGAACCCGGTTCTTTCTTTAACATCACCCAGGTTCCAGTTGACATTGTCCACCATCCAATTTCTTCGGACATTGGTTACAACTGGTTACGATGGAGCTGTTACATTGTCAACATCTTGCTACTCGCTGCTGCTTACATTTATGCTTCGGGTCTCTTTCTGGAGATGACAACTGACTATGAGCCTATTCATGATTTGGAGGCTCACAATGATCTTAGCTGTGGATCTATTTGTTTCCATCACACTCCTTCACCAGTTGTTGCGCCGGCACCAGCAGTGGTTTCAACTTCGACTGCCTCTGGTTCTGGTTCCTCTGCCCCTGTCAATATTGTAGTTCCACCGCCTAGCCCTGTGCCGTCGCTTGCCTTACCTGCACCAGCTGTGCCTATTCTCGGGAATCAACCTTTGCCAGGAACTCCACCTTTGGCTCCCCAGGTCCTGCCAGCTTTGCCTGCCGTCGTTGCCAACGATCCTTTGCGCGCTTATAACTTACCCCTGCGCATTTTAGGTTCCTTTGACAACTGGCGCAACTTGTTGAGTCGACAACCAGTTCCTCCGAACCAGCTTGACCCCAACAATAGTTGCGTTTGGGACGTTCTGTCTTCGCACTTAGGTATTCAGGGTTCAGTTCTTTGGGCTTGCTATGTATCAACTCTCCCTGGATGGCAGCGCGCTCGTTATGCACAAGGCTTTGTCCCCGCGGAGGATCTCTCTCAAGTTTTGAACTTCTTCGCGTGCACGTACACCATTTATGGCGGCATTGCTAATGGAATTTGCCCCCGTGGTCCCGGTGCCCAGGTGCAACCTTGTGTTTTTAACCCGGCTCATCCTCCTCACTCTGTCGGCGCTGGTCTTGAGGGTTTTCCAACTTTCATAGCTTATATTCAAAACAATCAAGATGGCAGCTTTCATTTCTCCAACCGTGGTGTGGCTCGCACCGGAGCTGGCGCTTTTGTGCCACCCGCTATCAATGATTGGATTGGGTGGGCTTCAAGATTAGTCCCGGATGTGGAAATTGGTGAGGTTGTCAATCTTCCTGCAAAAGGTTTTGGAACTGTATATCGTCGTCTTCTTGGTACAATGGCCAATCCGCTGTCCATGTTTCCTATGGGCACTCGTTTGCAAGGTTACATTCTACCGGCTGTCCCTGTCCGTCAACAAATTGTAACCTATGTCCCGAACGTTAGAGACAGTGGGTATGCACGGGCGTTAGCGTCAGACTTTAAAGCTAAACCACTTGCACTCGATTTGACGGACTTTTCGCCAGTTGACGCAGCTAGAACTTTGGATCAGATGGCCAAGCAGTATGACAATTTTGTCCGCACCGGTTCAGGTTTACAATATCCACAGGTGCGATTCCATCTTTTCCATGGTGTTGGTGGCGGTGGTAAGAGCCACACTATGATTCAGGACCTCGTTGCTCAACATGCTGTAACCCCATTCTCTCCACATGACATCATGTTTCATGCTTGGGATCATAACCTTCGTTCGAAGTTCATGTCAGATGTCCTTGCTGCATTTCCACAGATCGGCTTGCAAAACAACAATTTCACAAGTGGTTGCATTCCTTTAATTCGTCCTGCTTCTGGTACCGTTGTGTTCGATGACGCTGGTCTCATGTACAATAGCTATTTGCCTTTGTTTATGGCTGCCAATCCTGGTGTCACGGACATTTGGTTGACTTTTGATGCAGCCCAGGGCCAGGGTGTCATCCCTACAGCCAATGCTATTTCACGTGGGCATCCTGCCACTAAAGATTGGTTATCTCCAATGTCTGATCATTATGGTACAGAGGTGATTCGATGGTCGCAAGAGACCGCAGACCTTTATGGCTTTCCCCGTCGTGTCATTCCAGGCCGCATTGCCCCTCGTGGTCAAGTTGTAACAGTTTCACAGTCGCCACACAATGTTCCGTTACTTGCCGTTTCCCCTCGCTTTACTCAAACTCAGAGTATGGGAGGACAAGTTGCTAACACATTTCAGGAATGTCAAGGTCATACTATCAACGGTGACGTTTGTGTTGACCTTGGCGGACTTACCGCTACTTGTACTGACACCTCTGCCTGGACTGCTTTAACTCGACCCACTGGACACACGTTTTTAAAGATGGGTCCTATGATGAACACTTCCGCTGTTGTCGAGACGTCTTGGGCGAAGAGCCAAATTCTCACTGCGTTACTCACTGTCGCCACGATTCGCTCTACCCCTTACTTGACTGCTGCCGCTGATGTTGATGGTCTTGTTCGGACCGCTGTTTATTCTCATTTGGCTCGCAACTTGTCTCCTGGTGCATGCGCCGCTTTAGGCCTTCCTGCTCCCTCCCCTGTCATTGGTTCGCAAGGTGTTAAAGCTGAATATCGTGCCGGTTGGCTCAACAATTCAAAGGCCTCTGATTATTACACGGCTCGTACACATCGCGCCGCCATGGGTGTTGGAGGTGGAGCCGGTGGTTCGGCCTTTTCACGTCATACCGCTCAAATTACAAATGATCACAGTCCTGTTGCTCACATCGTTAGACATTTCACTGATCTTGATCCTGAGGCTGTGCTACATGTTGATTCCACCGGTTACCACTTGCCAGAACCATCTCCAATAACGGCCCAACCTGATCCTGTTGACGATATAAATGAGCCGCTCGATGACGTTTTACGAGAAGCCATGATACCAGAGAATCAGTTTGAAACCACCTTTCAGCACATTGTTGACGGTGCACCTGACGCTTTACACCATACTCGCGCTGATAAGATTACTGACATTTTGGGTCAACGCAAGCGCATTCGGGTTGGCATGCATTCCGCTCCTTGGTCTACGACTGATACAAAGAGATTACGTGCCTTGCAGAAGGGTTTTCGCAAATTCTTTGATGTCGCGTCTTGGCAGGCCGAGGGAGCCAATGGTCCTCTGATGGAACAGTGTGAGCGCGAAAAACTTGCATCATGGGCCAGCAAACGCACGAAGAAGACCCTTCAACAAAGCATCGACAAGCAGGATATTGACATGCAGTTCACTTTCACCCGACTTTTTCCGAAAGGCCAATACATCAAGAAGAAAGCTAAATGGCGCTGCAACGCATTCGCCAGTCAAACTGTTTCTGATTTTCATCTTGGCAGAATCTTTCGTGATGCTCCACGCGCCTTGTATCTGGAGAAACAAGCTCTCAAGTATGCTTTCGATACCACTTATCTTCATTGCAAAGCATCTCCGGATGACATGAGCAGATGGTACCGTCAGTTTTGGCAACCAGGTATTATGACGGGCAATGACTACACCGCTTGGGATAGTGGCATTGATCATGTTTTTCTTGAATTTGACCTCTGGCTTTTTGACATATGTGGTTTTCCTGTTGAGTACATGGAACGATTCAAGTTTGAGCGCCTCAACACACATTCATTTTTGGGTAATCACATGCCCCGACAGGAATCTGGAGATCGTTGGACCTGGATACTTAACACTTTACGCAACGTGGCCTTGACTGGAGCAAGTCTTGATTGTCCTCCTCGCACTCCTTTGTGCGTTAGCGGTGACGATTCAGTTACCCTTGGCGCGTGGCGGAAAACTGTTGGCTTTAATCCCCAGGAATGGCTGATGGTTCCTAAACGTGAAGAGGGGTCTACCATGGAATTTTGTGGCTTGGTCTTTGGTGGTACAGATGTTTCATTTGGTCCTGCTGTTGTTCATTGGCGTTCTCGGTTTGGTCTACAACAAGGTCGTGCTGACGCCGACTATTGGCTTTCCATCAAACAGGCCATAATTGAAACTTCAAGCAAGTTGGGTTGTGACAACACAAAATTAGCTGGTGCTTTGTTGAACTTGCGTCGCGCCATTTTATTGTTCAACCTTCCATCACATTTGGATATTCCTGATGCTCCTCCTGAACCAGTCCATGTTGTGGAAACTTTTGTTTGTAGAGTTAATTATGTGCTGCGTTGGTTCTTTTGGCTGGTCTAATTTTGTATTTATGGTGTTTGTTGGTTGCTTTGCTTTGTTTTTAACTCACATTCTTTTGCACTTTATCTCTCTAATCTTGTTTCTGCTCCGCCACACTCTCGGCTTAAATTGAGTGGTCTCGCTGTACCATACCAGCGATATTTATCTATCTGAAACGACTTCAGGTCGCAAACTTGTCATCACAGCTAATGCCATCCGAGGCTGGTCCACCTGTAATGGGTGCATATGGTGTACTTGGTCGTGTAAGCTACGATAACCCAAGTGCTGATCGTCCCGATCGAGGAACGGGTGCAAAATAGGTGTTCACTTCATCTCCACCCCAATCTCGAGGTAACCAGATCTTCTCCCAAACTGGTGCGTTACGCATGATTGCCGAATCCTCTGCGTACGTGTCTGGGTTTGACCCCCAGGCTCTGTACAGACTGTACGGGCGAAGGGCACTACATTCCCTAGTGTCTTAAAGAAACAGTCGGCCCCCGAGTAATGACCGGGTCAAAGGTGTTAATCATGTCTGCCTTAGGAGCTACGGATACCCCAGTTTCTAATCTTACTTCTGGAGTTTCCCAAATTGGTATCACTTCACCTCCTACGCCAACAGACATTCAAATTCCATTTGTTCAGCTTTTCAATCCTCACACCAAATATAGACTCACTGCTGCTGATGCAACTCTCCGCGCTTATTTGGCTACTTATGAATCTGTTCAATTTGTCTCTCTTTCTTTTGCTGTTGAAATTACAGGTCAGAATGGCAAGCTTCAGTTCGCTGCCACCCCTTCTGACATTTCCCCTTCTGGCGATTTGGATTGGCTCGGCGCTCCTGTCTACCAGCGTTTCGCCGGTAATGCACAGGGCGATACTTTCGCTGAGTACAATTTTCCAGCATCTCATCCCTTCGGCCACGAGCTCAAAGCTGTCGCTTTGGGTAATGCCCCACCGCGCTTTTTCTTTCAATTCGATGGATCTAGTGGCGATGTTGCGCGCATTCGTGGTCGTCTTACACTCCGTGGTGGTGGCCGTGGTATCATCCCCGCGGTTAGCCTCACAGAACTTGCAACTGGGAAGAATGCTGCCACAATCAAATGTGAAGGCGAAAATTAATTTCTTTATATTTGCTTTTCCTGCGTGTGTTTTTGCTGTTCGCATGCCCATTGGCCAAACTTGGCCAGTCAACAAAATTGGTCTCATCACCCGTGACCCCTACCAGTTTGTCAACACAGTCAAATATTGTCATAACTATCCTGACATTATGTGTTACGAACGAGGGGGTAACGGTTATACTCCGGGTGATGAAGCTTTTTGGTCGATTCAATCTTGCACTGATGCCTTTGGCCTTGGTGCCATTGAGATTTTATTCCCGCACAAACGTGACACAGAAAATCTTGATGACCACGGTCGGCCCAATTGCAATGGCCTTTGCCATGATCTTAATGTCAATCGTGTTTTGGGGGCTTCTGTTTTGTTGTTTTCTGCCGAACCTTCAGTTCGGTTTCATCCTGGGCATTTGTCATTATATGCACATACCGTGCCTCAGAGCTATTGGCATCTGGGGCACTTTGTGGAGTTTTCTGGCCCTCCAGGCGGTTGTTTCATCTTCGTCTTCCGCCGTGATATTTATTGGTCAGGTCAACCTCCACCCTATGACAATACCCCAATTGTACCACCACCAGCTGCAGAGCTGTAGTGTTGCACAGCAATGGCAGGTAAGCTGTATAAACCTTTGCCACATACATTCCTTTAATCCGTATTTATGATTTTTAATTCGTTTCGTGTTTAGTCTTTTCACTAGTTATTCATAAATCCGTCTTGATGTCCCCATGGAGTTTCTTAGTAAACATGGGAGTGCTCGTACTCAAAGAGCATCAATTCAAGTTAATAAACAAAAAAAAAAAAAAAAAAAAAAAAAAAAAA